GTGATAAATTCTTCCAACCATATATATTCCTCCTACAATTTCTTTATTTCATCAATTTGTAACTGAGAATGTCCCAGTCGTTTTCTGCTGATAAGTATAACAGAAAACGACTGTGTTCTCAATCAGAAACGGTCGAAGTCCTCTTGTGTTGCAAGCTCGGCATACTTATAGTCATCGTTCCGGCTCTCACTGTACATATCGTTGATGAGTCCTATTGACAGCATTTCAAGGTCTGCCATCGACAGTCCTAACTGTACGCATCGCAGTAGAAACAGGGGGGTTGTCATTTCACGCTCTGTTGGACGAAGTTTTTTTTAGCTTCTACATCCGTTTTTACATTCAGCCCCCAAAGCTCAATAAGCTGTGGCAGAACCTGATAAATTGAAAATGTATTGAAATTATCAAGCCACTCCTCTGGTGTATCCGGGATGGACGGGTCTGCATGCTTTGCCATAATAAAAGCAATATTCTCAAACATCTCAAGGGAAAACATATCAAGATTCGATGATTCTTCTTTTCCGTCACCGATGCTCTTTTCAAGTAATGCCAGGTCTTTATAAATATCCCTCTGGAATTTTAATCTGTAGATTCTTGGAATGGCTGCACTCGCCTTGAATGCAACCATCTGTCCGTCAATTTCTATATCTTTTCTGATACCCATGTCTTAGTCCTCCTTATGATACACTCTTGGTTGATTTTGCTGACTGCTGCTCTGCAGTGGAAGCTGCCGGAAGATACACGCTCTTATACCAGTTATTGTAAACAGTCTCAGTTGTGGAATCTCCCGTTTTTGCCTTGACATATCCGTCTGCCATAGGTCTTGCCTTGATGGTCAGTGTTTCCGTCTGCACTTCCTTATCTTCCTCATTCGTCTTGGACTCAATGGTCGGACGTGATGCGGAACAGTTATAAAGCACATGGCGGATCTTACGGATATCACCATCAAACTCAAACAGGAGTGCAAAACTGCCTGTCTCGGAATTTGCATTCTCCACAAGCACCTTATTGGCATCCTGCTCCTCTTTTAAGATATCCGTGCGAAATGATTCAGGGATCATTGCAAGTTCAAGGTCACCATCGTATCCCTGGTTGTTATTGATCACGTAATATTCAATGCCGTCCGCATAAAATGACTCCGGCTCTCCTGTCGGATCCATGCTGATGGATACCGCACCGGGCATCGGCACGGGTGTTCCAAAACTGACCGTACCTTCCTCTGCAACCGTAATCGGTGCGTAATGCACGTTGCAGATATTAAATTTGACTTTATTCTTTTTATTCGCCATCTTCTATACCTCCATCTGATAAAGCACCTCATACAGATTTTCAGATTCGATCCATACTTCGCTTTTTTCATAAAAAATACCATGCCCGTCAAGCACGGCTTCTGTCTGCTGTTCCAGTTCTATATTTTTTATATCCGTGTAGATCTCTATGTTCAGACGGTCTGCCTTAAAATAGACTTTCCCATCTGCAGAGAAATTGTTACTTCCCGGATATAGGAATACCGCAAAGGGCGGATCAGGGGCTTCCCCTTCCGCAAAGTGATGATAGGCACATGGAAGTCCGATTTCTTCCATCACTGCCATGACTTCTTCATGCGTCACGAACGCAACCCCCTCTCTATCTTCTGCACCAGCTCCCTGTTTCCCTTTTCTTCAGCCGGGGCAATATGCTCCCTTCCGACTACCCTGCCCCCGCCGCGTTTTGCATGGCCGTGTTCCAGGAGATGGGCTATCTGGTATCTGTCCTTAGAATGGACCGTCATAGTAAGGGAGTTGCTGCTCTCCGCTGTCTTTTTGACCGCCCAGCTTTTCTTATATCTTCCAGTCCGCTTCGGGGCATTTGCCTGTATATCCTTCTTCACGGTCTTGGATACATCCTTTACCGCATCCTTGACGGTATCCATGGCAAGGTCTGCATATTCCTTCAGCCCATCCATGATTGCATCTGCCAGACCGTCAACGGTCGTTCTTCTCTCTGCCATCGCCTCACCTCTTTGCCAGGGCAGCCCTGATCTTCAATGTCTTATTCTTATACTGCACGTTGTCAACAAATGTAATATTATAAATATTCCCACGGAACAGGATGCGGAAATGCTCCGTGTCAATAGCGGACACCTCACTGCAGTAACGGATGACAAAATCAAGTTCCGTTTCCGCATTGACCTGTTTTGCTTCCCAGTACTCCTTCCCGGAAAGATTATTCACGTAGGAATAACATTTATAGTAGTCGCTCCATACAAGGGTATGGTTTCCTGTCCCATCCTTCTTCGTGCTGCTTTTCTGTATCATGATCCGTTCACGCATAAGTTCTATCATCAGAATATCTCCCTCCTGATTCCAAAAAACAGATACTTCAGTGTTTCCGTCATTGTCTTATGATCTGCTTCTTCCCGATGCTCATACAGGTAAGCAATAACATACAGTTCTGCAGTACGGACAACAGATTCATACTCTTTGAGTTCTTCCTGATGTTGTCTTGTCACATCTAAGATCAGGCGGTCGGATGTTTCCATCAGACGGAGGATGAGTTCATCCTCGTCTGACGAATCGACCCTGAGATACCCTTTGGCTTCCTCAAGCGTTACGAACATCCTGCCACCCCTACTTTCCGGCAGCCTTGATATCAAGTGTCTTGACTGCCTCGGAAAGGATCAGCTTGCCGTCCACGCGCTCTGAAGCAAGGAATCCGACCTGTCCGGTTGTGGCATAAAGCTCATTCAGTCTCTTGAAACTTCTGCCCTGGCGGTCTGCGATCCAGTAATAACTGTAATCACCGAATGCCATGACACGGTTTCCGGCTGCAAGTTCCGGCACATAGATGGATGTGCGGTAAGGACGGTTTAAGATCTTATCCGGCTCTCCTTCCCTTACGGACGGCTGCCAGATATAATTTCCGTTTCCGTCCTTCAGCTTTCTGATTGCCTTTACAGTCGAATCATTCAAAAGCCATACCGCCTTGTTACGGTAAGGGGCACGGAGGGAATAGTAAAGATCCATGACATCATCAAACGTAATGGATGTTCCGGTGGATGTCACGCCCGTCTCAGCACCGCCTGTTGCATTGAAGATTCCGGTAGGCTTTCCCTTGCCGTCACCGATAAAGAATGCCTCCTCTTCCTTTGTACCGATCCTTCTTCCGAACTCCCTTGAGATGTACTGCTCAATATTGAATACACTGTCATTTAAGAGTTCATCGGACACCTTGATCATGGTTGCCAGCTTAAAGGCACTGATGGTTGTCTGTCCGAAGCTGTCATCAGATTCAGGGAACTGACCGCCCTCATCGATCCATGCCGCCTCACCCTTAGATGTAACGATTGGGATCTTACGGTCACCGCTCGATGTCTTGATGACGGTTGCAAGGTTACGGAAGAATACCTCCTCTTCCAGTGCTTCTACCAGTTTCTTCTCGTACTCGTCCGGTACAAGATAACCGCCCTCGGAATCCGTGCCGATGGTAAGGGCATTCTGTACTTCATAGGACAGCACCTTGTTTCTCATGCCGTTCCAGAACGCTTTTCTGTACTCATCGGTTGCCCTTCCGGTCTTTGTATCACCGCCAGTCTTTGCATCCGGCTTGTTGGTGATCGGTGTGCTTGTTGCCTTGGAAAGTTCTGCATCGATGGCAGCCTGTCTTTCCAGTCTCTCGATTTCCTTTCCGAGATTTACGACATCATTTTCCATCTTGTCATAGGTGGCTGCATCCTCAGCGGACACAAAACCTTCCTGTGTTCTCTTGGCATCGAGGAATGCCTTTGCTGCTTCCCATGCCTTTGCTCTTTTTTCTCTTAACTCTAAAATCTTACTCATCTTAAAATCCTCCTTAATGTGTTAAAAGACTCAGTCTTTTTTCTAACTGGCTGACTGGTATCATGGCATCCACACGGGATACCTTGGAAAGGAACGATTCATTCATCGCCTTGGTGGAATACATCATGGAATCCTGCTGGAACGGGAACTTCTTTTTCTTGTCCTTATCCTCGTCTTCCTTTTCTTTTCCTTCCTCTCCATCACTGCCTTCCTCCGGTTCTTTTTCCGGCTTATCAGGCTTTTTCTTCTCTTCATCCGTCTCACCGGAAGAAAAGAGTATCTTATCCGCAAATCCAAGCTCCACTGCCTTCTTCGCATTGAACCAGGTCTCATCGTCCATCATGTGGGAGAGCCTTGCACGGGTAAGCCCCGTCTTGAATTCATAGGCATTTAAGATTGATTCCTTGACCTCGTTTAACATGGCGATTGCTTTCTGCATATCCCTTGTCTCGCCCATTGCCATGGTCGCAGGATTGTGGATCATCATCATTGCAACAGGGGATACACAGACCGTGTCTCCTGCCATTGCGATCACGGATGCTGCCGAAGCTGCAATGCCGTCTATCTTTACTGTCACGCTTCCCTTGTAGTCACGGAGCATGTTGTAGATCTGTGCTGCCGCGAACACATCACCACCTGGAGAATTGATCCACACCGTGATATTTCCGTTTCCGGCATTCAGTTCATCCTTGAACAGCTGCGGTGTCACTTCATCCCCGTACCATGTTTCATCTGAGATCATGCCATTTAAAAAGAGCGTCCTTTCCATGTCAGGTACGCTCTCATCTTCATTCTTTATCCAGTTCCAAAACTTCCGCTTCATCGTTTACCTCTCTTTCCGCTGTTTTCCTGTGCCGGAGCACTCTGCTGGCCCGTATCCGTCTTTACAAAAGCTCCCGCATCCGCAAGTTTGGTCATTGCACCGTTTATCAGATACAGGTTTCCCCCTTCCTCATCCGGGATCGGATTCATGTTTTCCATCTCACGGATGTCATTGGCAGAAAACCATCCGTTCTGCCTTCCGACTGCATAGCCGTTCATCCTCGACTGGTAATCCCCACGGAGCAGACCGTCCACATTCAGCTTGATAAAATACTTTCCTTTCTCTCCCGGCAGAAGGAGCGATCTCTGTAAGGACTGCTCCCATCTGATCACCCACGGATCAAGTGTGTATTTAACGAACTCCAAGGACTGCTGCTCGATATTGGAAAAGCTCGACTTATCAAGGTCACCGACCATATGTGGCGGTATCCTGTACAGTCTTGCGATCTCATTGATCTGGAATTTCCTTGTTTCAAGGAACTGTGCCTCTTCCGGTGGTATCCCAATCTGCTGAT